GAAGAGATCTTCGCCCTGTTCTCCCCAGGGCTGTCTTCCATGCTGGCTGTGAATGCCACCGAGGCCAATGCGATGGCGGGAAGAGCAACGTTCATCGAGTTGGCTGTCTGGCCGATGTTGATTCTTCTGGCTGAGAAGATCAGCAATGACCTGCTGGCATTCAGCGATGGAAAGGAGATCGCTTCATTCGAGGACATTCGGATAACTGACCGACGTCTGGAGTTGGAGGAGATCCGGGAGTTCAGCGCTGTTCACACGGTAGACGAGGTGAGGGAGAGATGGTACAACGCCGATCCGCTGGGGGATGATCGGGGACGACTGCTGGTGCCGGAGCTCACCAAGGGATTCACCGTCTTGCCTCCCGATCTTCAGGGAGCAGAGGATGCTCGTCTGGCTGCAGAGCTCGAGGCACAAAAGGAGCTTCTGGAGCTTCAGAAAACATTGGGAGCACCCAATCCTATCGGTGGCGCTCCTGCCGCACCTCCTGGAGGCTCAGAAAAGCCTACGGAGCCGAATACGGAACAGGCGCCAGCACAGGAAATGCAGGCAGAGGCGAAAGCGTTGCGACGTTGGCTGAAGAATCGTGGTCCTACTGCGGATGTGGCCAGGTTCGAGCTTCACCATCTAACGGCTGAGCAGGCTGCCAAAGTTCAGGAAGAGGCTGGGAGGGGCGAGGTCGTCACACGTGCCACCTTTCAAGACTATCCTTGAGAATACTGCGAATCTGGAGTCCGAGAAACGGCGTGACGCTATAACAGAATATGAGAGGAGCGTGACTCCCGACCTGGAGAGGGAGCTGGCAGCGATAGGCAAGCGAGTGCTTGCCGCAGCTCCCGACGAACAGGCTATGCTTGCTGCCGTTGACACTGGGAGAGAGAGGCTGAACGCACTGCTGGAGGGGATTCGACTCTCGGCAGTTCTGGCAGGCGTGGAGAGCGGCTCTGCCATTCTCAATGCCATGGTGCGGAGACGAACCAAGGCAGTCCTCTCTTTGGTGCCCAGCTGGGAACTTCGCAACCAGTCGGTTATTGACTGGGTGAGGAACGAGCACTGGTTCAGCTCCCAGAGCCTGCTAGAGGGCATGGCAGAAACAGAGCGGAATCGGATTCGCTCCATGCTGAGCGGATTCGCCACGGAGCAGATAACGCAGGAGCAGTTGGCAGAGTCCATCATGGGTGCTTCCGGCATCTATGGACCGAATCGTGCCCAGCTGATCGCCCGCACAGAAGTGACTCACATGTTTGCGCAGGGCAACAGGACAGCATTCGCTGCCAGAGGAGTAGAACGAGTGACCTGGCGCACGAAGGCTGACGAGCTGGTCTGCCCGATCTGTGGTCCGCTGGACGGGCAGCAGTTCCCTGTGGATGGATCGGAGGTTCCGCCAGCGCACCCTGGCTGCCGATGCTGGGTTGTCCCCCACGTGGATGTGGCGGCATTGGATAAAGCCATTGCGGAGCGGGAAGCACAGGAGGCAGGATCTTCTCTAGAGGAGTCGGCACAGGGAGGGAGGCTTTCCTTTGGAAATCTCGAGGCACCTTCCTCGGGAAGAGGAGTTGCGGAGCGAGACAAGTTGTATGAGATGTTCGACAAGGTTACTGTCTCCCCTCTCGATGCGAATGCTCAGAGATTGTCGGATCTGGAGCTGGGGAAGATCACTCCGGAGGAATTCATCTCTCTTATCAACAAGTGGAATCAGACCTCGAATGACAGTTCTCTTCCTGCTCTGAGGATGCAGGAGGTAGTTGGGGATCTTGTGGGAAGACCTTTGTCGGATTGGCAGAGGCAACGGCTGGAGAGAGTTCTCCAGGAGCGTCTGGATGACCTGGCCTCCATTGGAGGAAGCTGGGGAAATCTGCCCCAGTCTAACCTGGTGACCTACGGAGACAAGTTCAATCCTCTGGAGGTTGTCGGAAAGAAAGTAGTTCGCTCCGCAGACGATGCAATAGAGGCCACTCGCCAGGCAGCTGATGCGTTGTACACTGATACCCAAAGATTCCTGGCCAATCAGGACATCAAGGAAGTGGTGGTGTACCGAGGTGTCTCAGGCAAAAGCGTAGTGGGTCTGAGGAAAGACGAGTTGGTCACTGTCGGAGGCAATGCCCTGGAATCCTGGACGGTGGACATCTCTGTTGCTACCGATTTTGCACAGGATGTGGGTGGTGTAGTCATTGAGGCAGTCGTGCCCTCCAATCGTATTTTCGGAACCGGTCTGAATGGTTTCGGAACTGTCTATGAGAAAGAGGTGGTTGTCATCCAGACAGGCTCGAAAGCTGATGTTGTGAGAGTTGTTGCTACTTACTGATCGGAGGGGATCATGGCGGACGAGGAGCTGAGGCACATAGATCTTTCGGAGGGGGAAGACCTGTCGGCGGACTGGATAAAGACCCAGAGACCGACGAGGGAGCTCATAGAAATTCTTCGCCGGAGCAGACGAGTGCCGGAGGAGTATCTTCGGAGACTGGAGAGGAAAGTGAGGAGGGGAACTGATGCTGACGATTGAGATCGCATTGCCCAAGCCTCTGGATGCGGAACTGGTGACGGTGCTGGAGCCTGGGGTGAACATGGCGTTGGATCTGCTGATGGAACGAGTTACTCGTTATCCTCCTCCTCGTCCTGGCTCATCCTATGTCCGTGGTGGTCCAGGTTCCCAGGATTTGGGACATCAGTGGACAACTAAGGTGGCAACGGGATCGGATTGGATTGAGGGAGAGATCGGCAATAAGGTTTCCTACGGTCCTTATGTGCAGGATTCCGAGCTTCAAGCCTGGATGCACCAGGGAAGATGGGATACCATTCAGGGAATCACGGAGCAGGAGACTGCCCACATAGAGGCTATTTTCTTGGTGCTGCTGGAGAAGCTGTAGGAGCTCCTGTTGCTGATTTACTTTTGGGTGAATTTCTGGTATAATGTTCTAAGGAGGAAATAGCAATGCCTGGGGCACGTAATAGTGGGCAGGATCTGAACCGCATCAAGAGGATTCACAGTTTGGCTGGCGACATCCGAACTGTGAGCGAGGAGCTGGGAGCCGTTGATGGCGATGCCGATCCAGCCATCGTAGCAGCCAAGGCTGCGGACGTCTCTGACAGTCCAGGCGCATCGTATTTTGCTCCGAGCAATACTTCGTCCGTGAAGGCCATTACGGATGGGGAGGAGTGGCTCCTCGACGTCCTAGGAGTGCCTTTCGGCTCTGCCTCCGATACCGATGCAGACCGACAGTGGTTCGACAGGTCCACCAAATTCCACTTGGACCGATTCTCCACTCCTCCGGTGGTGTACTATCACGGATTCGCACAGCGAGGAGTCCCTGCCGGCGATCCGGAGTACATCGGAGCCACACTTTCCCACAGGGTGACACCAGAGGGCATCTGGTATCGGGTGAGGCTGGACCAGGATTCAGAGTATTCCAAACGGGTGTGGGAAGCAGCCAAGCAAGGCACAGCACGTGCCTCCAGTGGGTCGATCGCCCATCTGACGAGAATCGATCCCAGCGGTCACATTCGTGCCTGGCCTGTGGCAGAGTTGAGCGTATTCGATACGGCAGGTGGGAAACAACCTGCGAATCGCTATGCGGTGGCAGTCCCTGCCACAAAAGCACTGTATGCGACGGCACATCTGCCGTTCGACATAGAAGCGTTGGAGCAAGAGTTGGGCTCAGCAGGCGACGAGCAAAGTGATCCCAAAGCGACTGGCGCACCGGTTTTCAAGATCGAGAAGAACAAGGAGTTCGAAATGGACGAGAATGGGGTGAAGGAGCTCGTCGCTTCTGCAGTGGCTGAGGCGCTGAAAGCTGAGGCGGCACAGGTGGCTGCGAAGCAGGCTCAAGCTGCAGCAGTGCAGGAGCAGATCGATGCAGCGCTGAAGGCACAGAGATCTGAGCTGGAGGCGGCACATGAGGCGCAACTGAGGTCCGCTGCTGCGTCCCGTCGTCTCCCGGGAGGCGCGGATGCGCCTGCGGTTCTGGAGTTTGGGAATCTCGGGAAGTTTGCGGACACGAGCATCGACGACCTGGCCATCCTGGCAGGTGTTCTGAGCGCAGCGAAGATGGCTGGCCGTGGTCCTGGTCCATCGGAGGATCTGCGTCGGGCGATCGCCGTGCGCATCGCTGATTCGGCTGAGGGCGACGAGCACATTCGGACGAAGAGTGCGATGAAGGCACTGGGCATGCCGATGAAGGCGAACGAGCTGAATCGGTCGACGCTGGCCACGTATGGCGACGAGTGGGTGTCAGTTGCCTACTCCTCGACCCTCTGGGACAAGATTCGACTGAACACACCGGTGGTGGCGAACATCCCCACGGTGGTCGTTCCGCCGGGTGCTGAGAGCGTGGTGATTCCGCTGTCCGGTGCGTCTCCCACCTTCTACAAGGTGGCACAGACCAGTGCGCAGGACGCTAATCCGGGTCGGGTGACGCCGACGATGATCACTTCCAAGCGTGGGACTGGCTCCCAGACGCTGACCGTGGCCAAGCTGGGCGCAGCTGTAAACTATACCGGCGAGCTGGAGGAGGACTCCCTGATCGCCTGGGCTCCAGAGCTGCGCATGGACATGACGAACGAGGCAGCAGAGGTTCTGGAGCACATTGTCATCGATGGTGACACCGAGACTGGTGCTTCGACCAACATCAACGACATTGCTGGGACGCCTGCGGGCACGGAGGCATTCATGCTCATGAACGGCTTCCGCAAGCTTGCACTTGTCACCAACACCGCCAACTCGCGCGACGCCGGCACGCTGTCTGTCGAGGACTACCTGGAGACTGTCAAGCTCATGGGTCTGGGTGGTCGGAACGCAGTCGACAAGACCAAGGTTGGGATCCTGGTCGACATGTGGACGCACTGGAAGACACTGACGCTCGAGGAGGTGAAGACGCGCGATGTGTTTGCGGCACCGACGATCGAGGGCGGCATGCTGACCAGCTTGTTCGGCTATAAGATCACGGCAACGCCCAACATGCATCGCGCGAATCAGGACGCCACGTATGGTCTGAAGGCGAATTCCGCCGGCAAGATCAACTTGGACACTGCCTCCGCGAACACGACTGGTGCGATCCTGGCCGTTCGCTGGGATCAATGGAGGCTGGGCTTCAAACGGCGCATGGCGTTCGAGATGCTGCGTGATCCGCTGACCGACTCCACGCTCATCGTGGTGACCATGCGTGTCGGCATGATCAATCGCGACAACGAGGCCTCGGCCATCAGCTACAACGTCACGCTGTAGCGATTCCTCTGCGGTGAGCTGGGAGGTCTCTTCCAGCTCATCGCAGTCTACAAGGAGCAGAACATGTACATATTGCGCAAATCCCTGCCAATGCAGTTTGGCACTGCGACGAGTCGTATCCAGTCCTCGGTGCCGAATGCCCGGATGCTGGAGCTGAACACGGAGAACACTGCCACGAGTGGCGACAATCGTGGCATCTACAATCGGTTCTACCTGAGCGGTGCAGGTGGAGGCGGTGAGTCCCTCTGAACGTTCACCACCGTGAACAATGTGGTGGCAAGCACGGCGCATGGGGCACACACGTCCCTCAGCTTTGGAGCCTCAGGTCGTGTCTCAGGTCTCGGTGTTGCCGGTCGCAACACTCTGCACATCCCCTCCGGTGGGCTGTCTGCAGGCACCTATGCGGCTCTTCAGGCTGAGATCTATGCAGATGGCGTCGGGGTGACCTCGGTGCCGACAGCTTTGTTCCGAGGAGTTGTGGATGGGAATGCCACTGGGGCAGCCAGCGTTCTGACTTTCCTGGATCTGGCAGCTGCCGCCGGAAGCGGGAAGCTCATCGACACTGACATCACGACTTTGACCGGCAAGGCTGGCTTGGCCGTCACCGTCAATGGCACGTTGTACGGATATATTCCGATTGTGACAGGATCCTGATGTTCGACTCGCTGAAGGACCAGTTGCTGGGGATGCGGATGGAGCTCCAGAAACAGGCAGAAATACATTTCGGCAACTGGCAGGCCACACTCGGAGCCATGGAGGTTTTGGAGCACCTGGCGCAAAGAGCGGAGGAGGAAGGATGGGAGGTGACACGTGCTGGTGTTGATGCTGGCGAACTATCAGGGATACCNNCAGTGGAGGTCGACGAGGAGGTTGGCAAGGAGCTGATTCAGCGAGGACTGGCGGAGGAGATTGTTATGATTCCGATTCCTGCTCGCAAGGTGAATGAGGTTCCTGCCAAGGTCAAGGTGAGGAAGTGACAGCCACTGCGTACACCACGATTGCAGCCGTGAAGACCTCTCTGAACATCACGGCGAGTACGGATGATGCACTTCTCACCCGTATTGTTTCCGCTGCATCCGACTGGGTGGACAAGCACTGCAATGTCATCACGGGAGGATTCGCTGCTGCGGAGAGCACGCGGGTGTACACNNNTTCCGACCTGGCTGCCGATGGCGACCTAGTGCTTGATGTACCGTTGGTGAGTTTGACCACGTTGACAGATGGAGCGGGTGTTGCAGTTCCGAGCGGCAACATCCGCCTTCTGCCTCTCAATGGTGTTCTCAAGTGGCGCCTGAAGCTGGTGGATGACGACTTTGCACTTTCCGACAGCAACGCTCAGATATCGGTGAAAGGGAAATTCGGTTACAGCACGACTCCCTCGGAAGGAGTTGCGGAGGCAACTATTATGCTGGCTGCATGGATCTACAAGCGATATCAAGCAGCATTGCAGGATGCCACGGCGAATCAGGAACTTGGCTCTGTCATCTATTCCTCCGCCATGCCAAAACAGGTCGTAGAGCTGTTGAAACCATATCGACTAGGAGTTAGGCACCTATGACGCTTGCAGCAGCCTGCACGGCACTTAGAACCGCCTGCAACTCGCTGACTGGCATTCGCCGAGTCTATACTTCCCCACCGGAAGAGGTAAATGAGTTTCCAGGCGTGATTGTCTATCCGATGTATGGGGAGCTCATGGTGCCCAGCAGTGGTGTGGGCAAAGGTATGCACACCATCGCGATCGACATTGTGCAAGGCAGGCAGTCGCTTCCAGATGCTGTGATCGCTGCCCAGGCCTGGCCGGATCAGATGCTATCTATTCTAGGAGGGAACAGCACCCTGTCTGGTTCCGGTGTGATCATCTGGCCGATCAGATATCGGACGATTCCCATGCGATATGGGACAGCAACGCTGTATGGTGTGCACTTCGAGGTGCCTGTGAAGATCATGACGAATTGGTAGGAGGAAGCAATGCCCAAAGTATATGGTGCTTTTGACAGGAATGTTGTACAGCTGGGTCGGGAGGCGACTGCTGGAACTCTGGTGGCTGCCACTACCAAGTGGCGTGGTCCATTCGCCAGTTTGTCCGACGACCAGGAGCAGAAAGTGCTCCCAGAGAACTCAGGGAATCTATTCGGGGAGGAGACGGTCTTCTCCCTCATGTATGCCGGCAGTGCTGCCTTCTCGGAGACTCCTCTGACATTCGAGCAGATCACGCACTTGTGGGATGCAGGCTGGATGGATGCAGCTCCCGTCGGAGCGAGTGCTCCGTACACCCGGACATATGAGGATGTGCCTGGTACACCGCAGACGTTGCGCACCTACACGATCGAGGCAGGGAACTTCGATGTCCCCACCGACAATCAGCGCATGGGATATGCGTTCGTCACGGACTGGCAGATCAGTGGCGCGGCTGCGCAGGAATGGTTGATGTCTGCTACCTGGATCGGAAGGCAGGTGGCCGTGAACACGCTCACGGCTGCGCTTACTGTCCCCACCGTGCAGGTTGCGCTGCTTCCGATGACTAAACTGTACATCGATGCGAGCGGTGGCACAGTTGGCAGCACCCAGAAGACTGGTGTGCTGGTGGGAGCCAGCATCCGGCGTATGACTGGGTGGAAGATCATTCCCTGCGGTGATGGGAGTCGGGCATATGTCGGGATCAAACCCACCAAGCCTGAGGCGACGTTCAGCATCTCGCTAGAGCTGGAAGAGGACACTGGTGCGAGTGTAGTTGCCACGGAGCGTGCTGCCTGGAGAGCGAGGTCGGCACGTTTGTTCCGACTGGACATCTCTGGGGACGATGCCAACCATCACATCGTGCTGGACTGGTGCGGTCGCTACAGCGCGAATCCGGGTGCCTATGAGAATTCAGACGGGAACACCGTGGTGACTCTGGAGGGGCGCATGACCTACAACGCCACGGATGAACTTTACATGAAGGCAGTTCTGACGAACGAGCTTGCGGATCTGGACTAGTCGAGAGGGGAAGAGGCATATAGTGGAGCAATCTTATTTTTCGCAGCTGCTGAGGACTGTCAACCTTGGCTCCGGCAACAGCATCACTCTCC